CGAAAACCAAGGCGTGGCGGTGTGAAGCCCACCCATGGAACCACAAAACCGCAACAAACCCATGCATTTATGGCCCATCGGCAGACCGAAGAAAAATGGTCGGGGCGGGGAGATTCGAACTCACGCTTGGACAGACAGTCAAAACACCACTAAACGCAATATCTATCAGCCTTTGCAATGCCTTTGTGAGTTTTGCGAAGGACTGAAGCCGCGGCAATGGGTGGCATGTTTTGGCATGTTTTGGCACGTTCACGAATAGAAAAAATAGATGGTTTCACAAGGTTCAAACTGCGGGCGGCATTTTCATCTTGGACGCGTCCACGTCATCGCGGCTGGCACTGGGAATGTCCAGGCCCAGAAGCCTCTCAGCCAGTAGGACGCCAAGATGATCGAGGATGAGCCGCCCGTTGACGATCGCGGGCAGGCCCATGGCTTCAAATAGAGCATTCGAAAATTGCGCCAGCCCCTGGTGGTGGCGCATGGGCAGGCGGCAATTTTGCGGATCGCCAAAAGCAAACCAGACCCGGCATCCAAATGGGCGGCGTTCGTACACGGAACACAGCCCGCCTTGGAGCAGCGGACAGGGAATGTTCGAGCCAAGATATTTGTCGACCTTGGGGTAGGGCTCCTTGCGAAGTTCTTCGGTGCGCGCGAGCCAGTCGACCAGCCGGGGTTTCAACTGCTCGACCTGCTGCGTAGAAAGGGATTCAACGATGTGATTGATTTCCGCCTGCGAGGCGTAGACGGCTTCCGAGCAACAGGTGTGGCAGCCGGCCCGGCAACAATGCGGCGTGTCCGGATTGGCGGCAAATGTCGACTGGATAAACCAATCCACGCGACGGTGATTTTCGGCCGCCGTGCTCATGCGCCTGGCCTCCTGAAGGCGACTTTGAACGGGTCGGAATCCTTTAGCTGGAGGACGATCTTCGCCATGTCCTGAATGTGCGGCGGTGGGACCCGCTCACTCAACATGTGCGTGAAGCGGCCGGTCAGTGTGTCGCCTTCGGAAGGGTTGACCGTTGTCGGCTCCGATTCGCCAAAGCCGAAAAACTTGCCGTTGTCCGTGCGGATGGTGCGGAGGGTTTTGGCCTTGATCAAATGGCCTTCGCGCGCTTCGCCAAAAATGGTGACACCTTCCTCTCGGTCGAGGGCATCCCTGGGCATTTCATCTGTTTTTAGCGGTCGCCTGATCGTCCATGTCTCGGAAATGAAAACACAGGCCTTCGCGGCGACGGACAGGAAGACGATGCGGGCTTGCTCGCTGAAGGCGTCTTTCTCGGAAGCGTCAAAGTTCCCGCCCTCATACAGGAACATGCCAGGCTCGCCATCGCCGGCGATAAAGAAAAAGGCAGGCCGCACCTCGCCTGTCAACCTCATGAAATGGTTGGCGTAATGTTCAGCCCAAGCCATGACATCGTCGAGGGTCTTGGGCGGGAAGCCGGTGGTGGGCGGCTCGTATTTGGGAAAGGACCAGGCGCCGGGAGTGGCTTTACGGTGGTATTCTCGAATGGCGCTTTGGGCGTTGGTGAGCAATTCCGATTCGACCTTGGGAAGCGCGGCCAGGTCGTTGAGTTCGGCCAGGCGCAGGCTGAGGTTCTTTTTGAAGACGAGGATTTCGCCACAGCCGAAACAGACAGAAAAATCACCGACGCGCGGCGACTTTTGATCGCCGCCGATCATAGTGACGGCCTCAAGGGAGTAGCCACATGTGGGGCATTTGCCGCGGGGAACGCTGCCGGTACCGGTGAACTCGTGGCAGTGGCCGCAATAGCCGTTGGCGATGTCTTCCGCGTTGTAGCTGGTGCGGCCGCATTTGGGACAGGTGATGGAGGGTGGATTCATAAGTGCGATATCAAGGCGTCGTACTGGTCGATCAGACAGTAGAGCTGCGTCGTATTCTTGGCGGCATCCATGAGGATCGTCAACCGGCGAGCTTCGCAAGCGATTCGAAGGCGCGTGTTCCACTTGCACCACTGCCAAATATGGTACGCCTCAGCCAGCGCAAAATATGCGCCCAAGCAAAGGTCCATAAGTGAATAGTCATTCACCCAAAACCAAATGGAGTAAATCACGACGCTGCCAATAAAGATCAGGTTGAATGCCAGGCTCCAAAACCGAGCACACCGGTAGATCTCGATCTTATGATCGAAATGCCTGATTAGTTGGCAATACGCGGGGCTCATTTGATGTGTCTCATCCAATCTTCCGCCGCGCCGGCCTTGAGCAGCCACTCTTTGACCAGGTTGAGGGCGCTTTCGCGCTCCATGCTGGAAACATAGAACAGACGGCCTGCTTCACCATAGGACGTGACGAGCAGGAGAAAGCCATGGTTGTCGGGCAGCTTGGCCTGCACGGCCTGCGCCGCTTGCTGCAAGTAATCCTTGTCCATTGGGTGCCTGGCGGCTGCGGCAGCCTCCTCTTGTCTGGAAATAAATTTGCTCAAAGCGTCGATGACCATGCGCACTCCGATGGTTTCCCCTTCATAACGGGCCGCCTTGACGATGTTGCCGCCAACTTTTTCGCCAGCGGTGGCAAGGACACATTCAGCTTCGATTCCCTCCAAGGTGGAGCGGAATTTTGTCAGCGCTTCGTGGAGTTCCATGTTGGCGGTTTGGTTAGGTCGATGACGTGGGTTATCTCGCCGGGGTCCTTCTCTATACTGTCCGCCATGTCGCGCAGGAGTCGCGGAATGCTCTCGACCATTTCAGGGGCGCACTGGACCTCAAAGCCATTGCCTTTGTCGCCTTCGAGTATGATCAACAAGACGCCCTTGGCGTGGGTTATTATGCGGGCAAAGGTGCAGGGGAGATCGTATTTTCCGGGATTGTCCATTTTATTTATATTGGGTGATGTCATTTGCGATAGATGATTTTGGAGGTGGGAGAGTTCTCAGCTAAGACCTGCCTGCAGATCCTTTGCATTTCAGCGCGGGTTTCGGGCGTGTCGGGCTCGCCGAAGGCCTCCAGCAATTCAGGGATGCTGAAATGCAGGTCGTCGTTTTCGTCAATCCAAGCGCCCGGGCCCAGACGGCGTTTCAGTTTATTCTCGTTTCCCGGTTTCATGTGAGCCCAAGAAGGTTATGCCGGCCACCTCGGCCAGGACGTTAGCTGCGTGATTCAATATCTCTTTATCAGACTCGCTCAAAGCCAGTCCAGAGCGGAACCGCAGGCCCCGGCAAAAACCCGCGGCCTGTTTCGTTTCGGTGTTGCGGACGGCGCGCCCCTGTTGTTCGATGCTCCGAAATTCGTCGAACATTTGCGGCCGGCCATCGGGTTGCCGATTGTCCATTTTGAGCGCGATGGCTATAAGCATTTTTTCCCAGCCAGGCCGTTCAATAGACAGGTGGGCAATGGCCAGCAGGATGGCTTGGCGATCGCCTTCCTCGATGGTGATGGTGTGATCCTGGTTCATTCGACAAGTCCCTCCCAATGATCAGATGGGCGCATAGGAGCGTCGTTACGCCATCTGACTGCGATAAGCAGGGCTCGCCACTGATCCGCGGTAAGATCGTCCCCGGGATCGCCTGGTCTTATGCCGTATTCAAGCTCAGCGATAGCAATATCGATTTCGCTTTGGACAATTGCAGCCTTCGGCCCAGGCTTAGGCTTCAGAGATTTCAAGGCCTCAATCTCGTGTTCAATTTCAAGTCCGGTTCTCATATGTTCGGGTGCAATAAGTGTTTTCGACAGACAGGTGTTAGCGGCGGAAATAGCTCTTTGCCTTTCGTGGCCACTGGCGACTGGCTCGGAACGACCTTGCCGCGGATCTTCTTTTCGAAGCCCTCGGCTATGCGGAAGGCGAGCAAAAGTGTCCAATGATGGCGGCTCATGCGGCCACAATAGGCGCATTTGACGGGTTGACTGTAGCGCAGGAATCGCAGCCGAACAGTAAGCCACTCTGGGAACATGGGGTTTGGCCGCGCTTCCAATAGGAGCACTTCCAACGGGTTGATTTTCTTTTTTGGCTTACTCATGGCTTTTTAAGTGGCTGCCCCCCCCCGACTCGAACGGAGACTTCGCGCCTGCACAAGGCGTCGTGCTGCCATTACACCAAAGGGCAATTTGATGGCACCCCCCCCCCGGAGTTGAACCGGAATCTCGCACCTTAAAACGGTGTCGTGCTACCGTTGCACTAGAGGGGTGAAAATTCATAATTGGGTCAGGAAGTCGCGGACTTTTTGCATGATGGCGCGGCGGTCGGGCTCATCCAACAACGCCACCCGGCTGCGTCCAAGCTGGCCTATGGCGCGATCGCCATTGGCGTCGCTGCCATTGTGGGTGGGCTGGCGGCAGACGATGGCGTAATCACACCTGGTGACGCCCTGGGCGTCTTTGCCATCAGGGAAGCAGAGCTTGGCGTTTAAATCGGCCTGCTTGACTTCGGCGATGATGAGGTCCTCCTCGTTGACGGGCAGGCCGACGACCGCGATCCGCCGCGGCCGCTTGATGGCGTCATGGAACGATTCGAAGTTGGGCTTGTAGGCGGCGACCTCCGGCGCCGGTTTGCCATTGGAGTGCGCGGCGATGGCACACAATGTCTGTTGGAAGTTCACCTCCCGGGCGATCCGTTTGGCGGCAAGCAAGGCTTCGAGAGTGCACTCGTCCACGCTGGCCAGCATTTCCTCGGCGGTGAGCTTGCGCGGGACCTCCACGGTGACTATTTGGGCGGCCGGCGGCGGGGGCGTAGGGGTTGGCGGCGCCGGCTGATCGAAGAGCGCTTTCCACTGGCGGCAGATTTCCTCATAGAGCTTGTGGTGCGCCTTGATGCTGGGCAGGTCGCGCTGGCGTTCGCCGGCCAGTAGCTTCCGCTGGGCTTGCTCGAACAATTCACCGCTGCTGGCGAAGGGGTTAGCCGCGCGAAGCAGGCACCATTCCGAGGCAAGTTGTTTGATTTCGTCCTCCGTCCAGCGAACGCGTTCGTTCCCTTCGGCGGCCGTGTAGGCATCGGCCACGGCGACAATCGGGCTATGGGCTGGTTGAATGCGTGGGGCGTCTGGCGCGATCCCGCGGCGCTTGATTTTAGTGCGGTCGTATATTCCCCGTGGCATAAGACTCCTATTTGTTAAAAGGGTGAAAGTCCATTTTCCATTCTATTTCATTCCATATGATCATGTGATTCCTTTGGGTTGTGGTTACCGGTTCGAAAATTGGTGCGCTATTCACGCCTTTAGACTTTTGACGCGCTTAACCATGCGCGCGTGCATGGCCTCGGCTTGTTCGCGTGTGCCGGCGCAGCGGTCGGTGACCTGGTCCAATGCTCCTCCGAAAATTCGAGTCTCCCACACATGTAGCGAGCCGTCTTGAACCACGCCATGGAAGATGGTGGAGATAAGCGCGCCGTCGATGTCATCATGCGCCACGCCACGCATTTCAGGGTTTGCATCGGACCATGCTTTCCATTTGTCATAATCGGGTTCAGGGACAGGTTTGCCGTCTAAGAGGATATAGTAAGTCATTGTGGAAAATAATTTCGACCAATGAAATTGGGGGGGGGGATAACGAGACTACAAAACAAGGACGCGAAGTGCGTCCCGGAAAAGCCAGAAGAGGAAAGAAGACCGCGAATCAGCGCGTCATTAGCGCATCTTTTTTCGCCCCCCCCCCGGCAAAATTTGCCTATCTAGCATAGTGATCATGCGTTTACGTTCTGTTTTCGGTTGGCGATTTTCTTGAAGGCGTCCGTGGCCAAGATGGCGGCGCGATGCAAGGCAACACTGTCTAGCGTGCCGACAATGCTGCGGTAAAGAATTTTCTTGGATTCGCTTTTTCTGATCGTGCGAATGTAGGCGCCCATGGCCAGGCATTCCGTGATGATTTGGGTGTCGCTGTCGTTCGTGCCAGCCTTCATGAGCCCCAGAAGGAACCATCCGTCGTCACTCAACAGAATGTTTTTTTGTTTCTTTGCCGCCATAAATTCCAAGTGTTTTCAATGTTTTGGCATAGGCTGATATATATGGCAAGCTAAATCTTCTTCCTCTGCATATAGACTCAGATATATGTTTTACCCAAGCAAACGCCATGAGCAATCAAATCGTTCTACAGCGACCCAAATCGAAGAAGCGGCCAAAGCTGGTCGGCATGTTCCACAACTTTGAGCAGCCCTACGCCAACTTGATCAAGGCGGCGCGGCGTCGGAAGGGGCTCACCCAAAACGAATATCTGCAAGCGCTGATCACGGTGGGCGACAAGCTGATTCCGGGCATCAAAATCACCGTCCGCCGGGTGCCAAAATTATGAGTGCTTCACTCGTAGACGCGCGCGGACTGTTGGAGGCACTTTGGCCCGATGGGCAGTCTCGACCCAGCGCACGCTGGCTGCGGCAGCAGCGGCGCAATCGCGCCATTCCATTTATACGGCTGGGGCATCTTATTTATTTCGACGTGGACCAGGTCCGCGCCGCCATCGAGGAGCGCCACACGGTACAGCCCCGCAAAGTATGATTCGCTGCCGACATTATTGGAGCAGTTGGGACGGGGACGCGGCTTTGGCCATCAGCCTTGGCGTCATCATCGGCCGTCGTTTGGGCGCGCGCGATCTGGGCGTGCTGATTTCAGGCGTCCACGTTTGCATCGCGTACTTTTTCGGCTCGTTCCACCTGTTCATCGGGCCGGCGTATAAAGGATCTCACAAACCGACGTTGAAATTTCTCCAGCTTCAATAGCGCCATGATTTCACTCATTCATCACGACACCAGCGCAGCGGCGCGGCCAACCCACGAAGACGCTGAGCTGCTCCGCGAGCAATGTCTGAATCTTTTGCAGGCGAACGATTATACGGCAGACGAAATCGCGGACATGCTGCGCAAGTCGATTCTTTCCGTGCGGCCGCGGGTCAGCGAGTTGAACAGCAGGGGCCTGATTTGGGACAGCGGCCGCCGCCGCAAAAACCAGAGCGGCAATTCGGCGATCGTTTGGACAACCCGGGAACAGACCAACCTTTTATGAACTGTTTTCTTCACCCCGACAAGCGGGCCGCCGGCCACCTTACGGTGCCCTGCGCTCCAGACGGCAAGATTTACCTGTGCGCCGAATGTATGGCGGACCCGGAACGCCTGGAGAAGACCTGGGCGAAGTACAAGCAGACACATGCGCAGACCATTTCCATTTTCAAAGCGCCGCTGAATCCGGCGAATTGAATCTGTTCGGTAAACAAGCAACACCCCCAAATAAAATGAAGAAAAATACGCGAGTAACATGGACCCTCAAAGCCGGTGCGACCGGTACCGGAACCACCATCATTGACGAAGTCGACGGCAAGGTCCTGGTGGCCGTCGAAACGCTGACCAGCGATGACGGCACTACGACCACATCGTGCGAGCTGTGCTACACGATCTGGGCGAACGTGACCTGGCTGAGTGTCGTCACGTCCTAACCGATCCGAGCGAAACCCCAGCGCCAAAACTATGCCAACCGCACCCCTAAAAACCGTCCGGCGTAATCTGAAGCATGTCTTCACGCCGCAGGAAATCGCAGACCTGAACATCGCGTTTCGCATGGCCGATAAATCGGCGCATGGATTCGAAACCGAGTTCGATTCGGTCAAGGCCTCGTACAAAGCCAAAATCACCGAGGCCGAGAGCCGCAAGGAAAAGATCGGAACGGACCTCGACGCGGGTTTCGAACTGCGCGACGAGGCCTGCGTCGTGGTCATGGATTTCAAGGCTGGGAAAAAGTTTTTCTTCGTCGAGACAATGGTAAAAGACGAGAAAGCTTTTTTTGCTTTCAAGAATACCGATCCTTTGCAGTGGCCCCGGGGCGAAGCGGCGATTGTGGAAGACATCACCGATGCAGACCGCCAGCAACAATTGATTGATGCTGAATCGCAATTCGAGGCGAAAGAGGATATCGAACTTTTCCCGCCGGTCGAAGATGACAACGGCGTGCTGACTGTCGGCCGGCTCAACGGCAAATGGTTTTCGGCGCTGCGCGTGCGAATCGGCGCGCACGTGTTGAACGAATATCTCGACGGCGACCAGCCGTGCTCCAAGAAGCGCCCCGACCAGGTCAAGCGGGCGCTGAAGGATTTTGGCGCGTGGCTGGAGGAAAACCTTGGTCGGGAAGAGTCCAAAGGTTTCAAGAACGCCATCGAGCTGGTCATGGCCGAACAGGCCGAACGAGAAGAATGATTCCTGAATGCGCAGGCCTGAGCGCTGCGCAGCCTAGTTGCATGGGCGGATTGCATCGGTGCCGGCGGTCATCAATTACCGCCAAATAATTTCTATGAGCGAAGCCAACCCAACTCCAAGGTTAAAGCCCGTCATTATCTTGCCAAAAGACAGTATGAGTCGAGACGATATGGAAAAGCTCAACGCTAATTCCTTCATCGTCGTTGAGGCCACCGATCCGTCACTTGTCCGATTTTGCGAGCCGCCGCCAATGGGTTATGACGCGCAGGAAAAGGCCGCGCTGGCACTTTGCCGCTATATGTTGACACATGAAAAAGGTTTTAATGTGAGCAAAGCCGACGTGACCGGCTGGTACGTTCATTTTCTAATCGAGGGTAATCCATTTTGGAGTCAGAGCGTCTCGCGCGCCAAAAAGTGAGGCCATACAATGAACGTACCGGCAGCTAATCCCACTGTGGAAACCATCTTTCAGCCAAATCAGGTGTTCGCTGATGAGGCTGAAATGCATCAATGGCTGCAAGTGAATGTTCCTGGCGCCGTCGTCTTGAAAACTTGGAAGGTCGAGCGGATTTGCTGCCAAGTGAAGTATTGGCCGCGGACGCTTCAGCTTCCGAAGCTTTGCGCGGCCAGCAATCTTTACAGCTTTCCCGATTGGAAGTCGGCGGAGAAATTCAATGATGACAACGGCCACTTCCCGATTCTAGCCCGCTGGCGCTGCCGCGTGTGCCAGGGCTGGCATTATTGGAGCATGCTGGTTCACTCCAATTCGAGCGGTGAGTTGCCGGCCGGCGCCACGGTCGAGGTGCCCGATCGGATCAAGCAGTTGATCCGGCAAACAGCGTTGCCAGAGACGGCCACCGTCTGATATGCGCGAACCGCTCAAATTCTTTGTGGCCGGTCTGCCCAAAGGCCAGCCGCGCCTGAAGGCTCGGCAGCAGGCTAAGTTCATTCAGATGTACACGCCTGGCGATGCGGACGATTGGAAATCCATCGTTCGACTGGAGGCCGGCAAAGCCTGGCGCGCGAACGGGTACCCAAACCAATTCGTCGGCCCGGTTTGCGTCAATCTGACTTTCTATTTTCCGCGGCCGCAGGCGCATTACCGCGCCAATGGGCTGCTCAAGCCCAATGCGCCGCGCTGGCACGTCACCAAGCCCGATCGCGACAATAGCGACAAGGCTGTGCTCGATGCTCTTACCAATCTGTGCATTTGGACGGATGATATGCAGGTTTGCGATGGCCGCATCATGAAGCTTTACGCCGACAACATGTATGGATGCCTCATCGAAATAAAGGAGGCAGATCCTTTCGTAGCAGTGTTACCAGACCCAAAACAGCCCCAACTGATCATATGAATAGTACAACCACGTTAGAGAAAACCACCGAAAAGCCGATGGAATTTGTTCCCTTCGGCGCCGCTGACAAAATCAAACTGACAGTCGGCCTCGTGCAATCGACCGTCTGCATCCCGACCCGATCCGGCAAAGTATGCAGCGCCCGCGACGCCGTGCGCTTTATGATGCTCTGCCAGGCTCAGCGCCTCAATCCCTACGCCGGCGATTGTTACCTGTGCGGTTACGACGGCAAGAATGGACCGGTCTTCAGCCTCATTACCGCGCACCAAGCCTTTCTGAAACGGGCTGAGACGTGCGCGGATTATGAAGGCATGGAATCGGGCATCATTCTCGCGGATGACAATGGCGTTTGCAGCGAACGCGAAGGCGATTTCGTCCTGGAAGCCGAGAATTGCGTTGGCGGCTGGGCCCGGGTGCACCGCAAGGGCCGCAAGCCCACTTACCGCCGACTCTCCATCGCCGCCATGATGCCTAACTACGAGACGCCCTTTTGGTCCAAGGCGAAGGCGCCAGGGCAAATCGTGAAGTGCGCCGAGGCGGATGCTTTGCGCGCGACGTTCCCCACGCTGTTGGGAGGTCTTTACACAGGCGAGCAGCTCAATATGAACGCCACGATTTCAAGCCTGGGCGCCATTGAGCTGCCGCAGGTCGGCATCCCGGCGGCATTACCGGAGACCACGCAACAGGTCACGGACGAGGCCGCGCAGGCCTCAGCGCCGCGCGAAAAGCTATCTCCTCAAGCTGAGCTGGAAGGCATCATCGCCGCGGCTGGATTTACGTTCCGCCACTTCGTTGCGTGGACTCAAGAAACCCAGGACCTCGAAGGCGTCGATTCGTGGACGCAATTCAGCGAGGTTCCCACTGACTTCGCCAAACGCATGCTCAAGGCTCAGACCGGGCTCATCCAAGGCCTGGGCAAAGTGAAAGCGGGGGTGGTATGATTCTTTTCTTCGATACTGAGACGTCCGATTTGCCGGATTTGGACAAACGCGCCAGCGATCCCAGCCAGCCGCACATCGTCCAGCTTGGCGCCATTGTGACGGACGACCACGGCCAAGAGATTGGGCTGCATAAGATCCTCGTCAAGCCGGCGGGCTGGACCATCTCCGATGCGGCGTTCCAGCGGCATCATATTAGCCAAGAGTATGCGGAGCAATGTGGCGCTCCGGAATCGTGGATGGCTGAGATTTTATATGACCTGATCCGTCACGCCTCGCTGGTGGTCGGCCACAATATCCAGTTTGACAAATTCCTGGCACGCATTGCCGCACGGCGTTTTAGCCTCCTCACCGATGCCGACGACGCTTGGTGGAAGGCTATGCCTACCTTTTGCACCATGCGACAAATGACCGACATTTGCGGCCTGCCGGGCAATTACGGCAAGTGCAAATGGCCCACGCTCCAAGAAGCCTATGGCCATGCCTTCGGCCGGAAATTTGATGGGGCTCACGACGCTTTGGCTGATGTTCGCGCCTGCAAGGAAATTTATTTCTGGCACCAAAAACATTTCCCCATATGAACCCAGATTATCAAATCATCGTCGCCGAGACGCCCAAGCTGCCTATCTTCCAAATTGCGCCGGCTGCCTTGCAGTTGCGCGACGAAGCGTTGGCAGGTTCGGCGTTGATCGGCAAAGTCGAAACCAAAGAGCAAAACGAGGTCGCCGTAGCCGCCCAGGCCGCGCTCGATCGCCTCGCCAAACTGTTTCGGAAGGAACGCGAATTGCGGAACCAACCGTTTTTGCAGGCCAGCCGCGATCTAATGCGGGCGGTCGAAACTGAGCTGGTTGAGGTCGACCAGGAGATTGGCCGGCTGTCTAACCTGCGAAAAGAGTTTCGTCTCGCCGAGGACCGGCGCGTTCGCGAAGAGCAGGAAATTCAAAGGCGCGAGCTTGAACGCATCGAGCGCGAAAAGCAGGCCGAACTGTACCGCATCCAGCGCGAACAGGAAGAGCGTGAACGTCTCGCACGCGAGGCAGCCGCGGCCGCTGAGCGGCTGGCCAAGGAGGCCCAGGACCAACAGCAGCGCCAAGCTGCCGAGGCTGCCCGTTTGGAGGCTGAACGATTGCGCCTGGCTTCCAACTCTGGCGCAGTGATCGCCGAAACTAAAAAGCTGCAAGTTGAGGAGACGGCCCAGCAAGCGGCCTTCGCGGAGAACAAGCCGATTCTGCCAACCCGAGCAGCCGGCGAAAGATTTCGGTCGGATTGGGACATCGTCGTCACCAATCCGTATGAGCTTGCCAAGTTCCACCCCGATTGCGTCAAAATCGAGCCGTTACTCACTCCGATTAAGAACCTTCTGAATAGTGGAATTGCCGTGAAAGGCGTCCGTGCTGAGAAAAAATTGACCGCTGGCGTCCGCCAGAGCCCCGGACGGCGACTCATTGACGTGTGAACAAGTCCCCCGCATTCCAGTTTTACCCCGCCCAATTCCTCGCCGGCACGGCCAGCATGACGCAGGCAGAAGTTGGGGCGTATATCAGATTAATGTGCTATCAGTGGCTTGATGAGGGCATTGACAGGTCAACCACGGTTCAACAGCGGTTGGCCGGAGGGCCTGTAACGCCTTCCGTCCGTCGAAAATTTTCTCTGGCAAAACGCGAGGGTAAGCCCGTGCTTTTGAACGCGCGGTTAGAGGCCGAAAGAGGCAAGCAAAATGCCTTCCGAGAGAAACAAGCGGAAAAAGGCCGTAAAAGCGCACAATCTAGGGCAACCGCTGTTCAACCGCTGTTCAACCATGGTTCAACCGCGGGGGTAACCGAAACTCAACCAATGGCGGTTGACTTCCGGTTGCAACCGGAAGGCAACTCTTTGTCTTTATCTTCTTCTTTATCTTCTAAGCTTATAAGGGGAAAAACGCCGCTTGAGCTTGTGAATACTGTGAATAACTCTGTAAAGAAAACCGACAAAGGCGACAAAGCTTCAAAGAAGCTTGGGCCTACCAAGTCGCAACTCGCTCAGGCTTTTGAGGAAACGCTGACTGACCAATGGATCAACGATGCTGGCAAGTGGGTGAACCGCATCAAGGCGGAAACCGCCAAGTGTGAGCGTGTGCTGGCCGAAGTCCAGTCAGCGGTCAAGGAGCAACGCATCAAGACGACGCCCGCCCAGTACGCCGAGCAGATCTGGAAGGAGTTCGTATGAGCGTACCCCACAGCCAGGCAGGCGGAGCCAATAGGGCGCTATATGGCTCTCATTACCATAGCGTATTGGGCGTATTACCACGCGCCATAACGCGCAATACCATGCGCCATGGAGCATATGGGTATGGGTCCCCTGCCGCATGGAACGCCGAACAGGTGACCAAACGCGCATCGAGACCCGATCCGGAGCAAAAAAACTCATTGCAATTTCAAAACGTATGACCAATCCAGAATTTGCCAAAAATTTCACGTCGCTCATCACCGGGGCGATTCAATCGGGCGTTTCCGTCGATCAGATTTTGCTCTGCCTCGACGGCGCGAAATTCGAATTGCAGTTCGCGTCCCTGCAAATTCACCAGCAGCAGGCCGCGCAAGCCATGACAGGCAAGATCATTCCGTGTAGCGGGAAGCTGCCGCCGTTCACTCCGCCGGCGGGACGAGGATAAATTTTTATGGCATTTGTTGACGGACATGTTGAGCCCAGCGTCGATTTCCCGTTTGAGGAAGTTGACCGCGGCAATCCGATTGAAGCCGAGCTGACCGAGGCCACGCCGAAAAAAGAAAGCGAGGCGGCGACACTCGGGCGAATCTTTACGCTGTTACTTACCTATGGCGGCACGGACCCGCTACAATTTTTCATCACCGCCAATGTCCTGGCCTTTGTGCTCGGACTGCACCCCAACCAGCGCGCGAGCGGAGAAATCATCGCAGCCGGTTTGAAAATGAGAAAGGCCGCGTGGTTTCGCCGGGTCAATCAGATGCGGAAACTGCTCCGGCAAAAGGGCGCCATCCTCCCGAAGATAGCGGGCGAATGGTCCAAGCCGGCGCGCAAAGCCATCCAACTCAAGACCACGATCAATCATGACAAAATCAAAGCCAAAGGTGCCCGCAAAGCTGAAGCCGTCGTCACCAGAATCAGCGCCGCCTACGGGCAAAAAGCCCGCTGAAATTCCACCCGCGGGTGGAATTTGGAAGCAGCTCCATAAACTGTCCGGCCTGATCAAGCGGCGCGAAAAGCGCATTGACGCCTTGTGCGTCAACGCCGTGGCCATCGGCATGCGTGCAGTCCGCCTGGCGTTCGAACAGGGGGACGATTTGATCTTGGTCAAATCGCTCTGCCGGCACGGCGAATTTGGAAAATGGATCGAAGACAATTTTCACAAAAGCTGGTGGGTGGCGAACAAATACATGCGGCTGGCACAGGTGCCACGGTGCGATCGCGAGCGGCTTTTGCAGGATGCCAAATCGCTGAACGACGCCTTTCGCGCGCTCGGGATCATTTCCCCGGAGCCGGCCAAACAACTCGACGACGTCCCGTCGATCACGCTTCCGCCGGAGGTGCAAAAGCTCAACTGGATTGCCGAATGGGTGGAACGCGAGGAGCCTAGCTTTGAGAAGATGCCGCAGATCGCCCGGGACGAATTGAAAACCCGGCTGCGGCCGGTCGTCGAAATCTACAATAGGTTGTGAATCATGAAACGAATTGCTGACCTATTCTGCGGCGCTGGCGGCACCTCGACAGGCATTCTTCAAGCTTGTGCAGCATTGCATGAGCGAGTCGACCTCCTCGCCGTGAACCATTGGACCACGGCGATCAACACGCACAGCCTGAATTGCCCCGGCGTGCGGCATATTTGCGAGACCCTCGACAATGTGCATCCGCGGGAAGCAGTGGGCGGGCGCGGTCGCCTCGACTTGCTGGCCGCCTCGCCCGAATGCACCTACCACAGCGTTGCGGCTGGCGGCCGTCCGAAGAACGATCAAAGCCGCGCCACAGCCTGGCATGTCTGCCGCTGGGCAGCGGATCTGACCGTCGAAAATCTGCTCATCGAAAACGTCTGTGAATTTCAGAATTGGGGACCACTGGGGAGCAATGGCCAGCCCCTGAAGTCGCGCAAGGGCGAGACGTTCCGCGCGTTCATTCAGGCCTTGCGCTCAATGGGCTTCACCGTCGAATGGCGCGAGGTGGTGGCTGCTGATTACGGCGATGCCACCAGCCGGCGCCGGCTGATCATCTTGGGACGTCGCGGCAAGCCGATAGTTTGGCCGGAACCCACTTATGGAAGTCCAGACCTGTTTCGCACAGGGTTGAAGCCATATCGCTCCGCCAGGGAAATCATCGACTGGCAGCTTAAGGGCAAAAGTATTTTCCGGCGCAAGCGTCCGCTCTCACCCAACACCATCCGCCGCATCGCGGCCGGCTTGCGGAAGTTTGGGGGCGCCAATGCCGAGCCATTTCTGGTCATGCTCTATGGCACCAATGACGCTCGCAGCGTCGATCGTCCGATGCCGACCGTGACCAGCGGCGGCCACATCGCGCTTGCCGAGCCTTTCGTGCTGAATCTATCGCATGGCGAATCCGACTCGCTCCGGAGCGTAGACGAACCAGTACCGACCATCACGACAGCGAGGGGCGGTGAACTGGCCATGGTCGAGCCGTTCATGACGCATCTCACCCACCATGGGACCCGCCGGCAACATTCCATCGATGACCCCTGCCCGACTATCACGGGCGCGCATCGTGGCGAGCTGGCCCTCATTGAGCCCAAAGCCTTCATTCTTGGCCAGCAGTCCTGCGCCTCGCCACGGTCAACCGACGAACCATTGCCGACGATTTGCACCGACGGCGCTATAGCCCTTTGCGAGCCGTTTCTCGTGAAGTATTACGGTACCGGTGGCGCCAATTCGATAAACACACCGCTCGATACCATCACCACCAAGGACAGGTTTCTGCTGGTCGAGCCAAAGAGCGGCCGCGCGGTGGCAGAGCTGGACATTCTCTTTCGGATGCTCAAGCCTCACGAGCTGGCCGCGGCCATGAGTTTTCCCAGCGATTACAAGTTCACGGGAAACGTCGGCGACCAGGTGAAGCAAATCGGCAATGCTGTGCCGGTCCAACTCGCGCGGGCGCATGCGATGGCTTTGCTTTCATGACCCTTCCCAAAACAATTCCCTCCGCCGAGCTGTGCGAGCTGGTAGGCTATACCGATCGCCGCTTGCGCCAGCTCGCCGACGAGGAGTTTTTCCCGGCGCCCAAGCGCGGCAAATACGAGCTGGCCAAGGTCGTGCGCGGGCTGTTGCGTTTCCTGAGCCAGCAAAAGGCCCCGGCCCTGGAGCGGTTGAACGAGGCTAAGCTGGAGGCCCAGCAGCGTGAAAACCGCATCGCCAAAAAAGTTGAAGCCCGCGATTACATGGAGACGGCCGAAGTCGCCGGCATCCTCGAAATCGGCATCAAAGCGCTGGACCTCATCCCCGGGAAAATGGAATCAGAACTCAGCCTTACGCCCGCGCAGGTAAAGCGTTTGCAGCAGTTGCTCGACGAGGCCCGGGCGGAGTGGGTCAACCAGATTGAGGCGACGCCATGACCGAATCCCGCACTGCTCTCGTTCGGATCATCGCGCCGCCCTCGCGGTTGCGCGTGAGCGAATTTGCCGAGGAGTTCTTTCGCCTCCCGCAGGAGGGCAACGCGGAGCCTGGCAAGTACCATCTGGACCGCATGCCCTGGCAAATCGACATGTTGGACGATCCCCTTGACGATTCTGTTGACGAGCATGTGTGGATGCTGGCCAGCCAGTTGGGCAAGACGCTTTGCATCATCATCATCATTGCATATGGTGCCAAGATCCGGCCGAAAAAGATCCTTGTCGTGTACCCCAAGCTCGACGACGCCCGGGACTGGCTGATGGACAAGCTGATTCCAGCCTTCGAGGAAACGCCCTGCATGGCTGGTATCATCAAGAATCCGCGACAGCACAACAGCAAATCCCGCGGCCTGAACCGGAAATATCCCGGGGGCGGCCTGGTGGCGGTCGGTTCCATCTCTACGTCGTCCTTGCGCCGGCTGTCGGCCGAGTGGGTCATTCAGGACGAGATCGACGATTTTGAGACCACCAAACAGGGCGACTCCATGGAGCTGGCCGACCTGCGCGCCGCGACCTTCGCGAATGCCTTTCGCCTGAAGTCATCCACCCCCACGAACGCCGGCGAGTCGCGCGTGAACGAAAAGTACGAGGCCAGCGACAAGGAACTGTTTTTCGTCCCCTGTCCCTGCTGCGGTCACATGCAGCCGCTTGAGTTGCGGAGCCTGAAATTTTCTTTTAGCAAAGAGGAGCTGGCGCGGTTCGAGCAGCCGAATTTCAATCCAAACCTTTTCACCTGGGATCTGGGGTCCGATGAGATTCGCGCGCCGGAAAAGACCATCATCGTTTGCGAGCGGTGCGGCGGTGGCTGGTCGGATGCGGACCGCATTCGCGCCATCAAATCGCGGCACCCTGATAATCCGCCGGTGGTGGTGTGCCCCGCGGCGCATCCGGATACCGGCGCGGATAACATGTACGGCCCCATCGAGCGCCGGGCCGAATGGCGCGCCACCGCGCCCAAAACCAAAATCAAAGGGCGCCGGCTCCCGGGCTATTACCGCCTCATCGGCAAGCCGCGGGTGTACAAAACCTACCTCCACTGGTTCGCTGAACTGTTTCTCAAAGCCAAGCGCGGCGGCGTCGAGAAGCTGCGCGTCTGGACGAACACGTTTGACGCGAACGTCTTCGAGCTCCCCTCCGAAAAGCTCGACTGGAATCCGATCCATCAGCGCGCCGAAGACTATGCGGTTGATTCCTTGCCGGTCGAGGTTTGCCTGGTGGTGGCCGGCGTGGACATCCAGCAGGACCGGGTGGAAATCCTCACCTACGGCTTCGGCGATGGCGAAGAGGCCTGGGCGCTCACATATGACGTCGTGTGGGGGCGGTTCGATCTGGTCGAGAACCAGCAGCGCGTGGACGAGGTCCTGCTCTCGCGATTCAAGCATCCAATCCTCGGCGAGCTGCCCATTGCCGCGGTCGGCATGGATACCGGCCACCAAACGCGCGTCAAGGAGGCTTACCAGTTCTGCCGTGCACACAAGGGCCGGAACATCTGGGCGTTCAAGGGCTCGCCGCACCCCCTGGGCACGGTGTACTCGGCTTCGGAGATGAAGGCCTATGGGATCAAACTTTTTTCCGTCAACACGGACTTTTTGAAGACCACGGTTTACGACCGGCTGAAAAATCCAGACCCCGGACCACGGTACATCCACTTCCCGAAATCGATTGCCGGCGGCCGGCACGCCAATTTCGATGAGAAATTTTACCGCATGCTCTGCTCGGAAAAGCGGCGCTCGAAAAAGCTCAATGGCGAGACGATTTATTTTTGGGACAAGATCACGGCCCGCAACGAAATCTTGGACATGACCGTGTATGCCTTCGGCACGTTCGACATCTTGAAGCCGCAGGCCTACATCGCCCGCCAGTGGGCCAAGGTGCAGGCCGAGCTTAAGAAGCGCCTCCCCCCGCCAGCGCCGGAAGCCGCGGCCCCGGTCCAGCCGCCCACGGAGTACGTCGTAAAGCCGGCGGCCGCCGCCACGCCGCGGAAACGATTCTCCATGCACATGAACAAATTCTGATTGTTGACTTTCCCGCCATGTCGTGAGTCAAACCCAATGGCGGGAACCCGCTCAAATCTCGGCCGGCGACTCGGTCAGCTTCACCCGCAGGCTGTACCGCTACCCCGCTTCGCAGGGTTGGTCCCTGCTCTACGCCATGCGCGGCGGCGCGCAGGCCATTGAGTTTGAATCCACGGCCAACGTCGACGACCACGTTATCCTGGTCGAGCCGGCCATCACGGAGACCTGGGCGCCGGCGGAGTACATCCTCGAAGGCTGGGCGCTGTCCTCCGTGGATGGCACCCGCACACAGATCTATCTCGCCCCCTTCAAGGTCGCGTTGGATCTGTCCACGGCCCCGGGGGACGCCGTCATCACCACGCACGCCCAGCGGATGCTGGCCAGCATCGAGCAGCAGCTTGAGGGCATCGCCCAAAATGTGCTCGATGCCACCGATGTCGAGGGCACCCGCATTCAGCGCGCCAAGCGCGAAGAGTTGTGGCGCATGCGCTCCCATTACCGGCACGAGCGGGAAGGCGAAATCGCTACCTTGCGCGCCAAATCCGGCCTGCCGAGCCAACGGAAGATCCGGACCGTCTTCAACATCACGCCTCCGGGCGCAGTCGGCATCCGTCAGTTTGGCGCTGGCAATTCCATTTACAACACCGAATGGCCGTGAAAATTTCCTTCGAAATCTCCCGGACCGGCGGCGAACTCCTCAAGCAGCGTGTCGTCCAACCGGCGCATGCCGCCATCCTGCGCGAGGAGGCCGCGCGCACCGGCCGGTTGCCAGGCGGCCAGCCGGTCCGCAATGGCCGCATGTACGATGCTGCGACCACCACACCGCAGAGTCAGGACTTTCCGGTTTCAATCACGTCGGCCAATGCGGAAATTTTTGTCAGCATTTCCGGCACGCGCGCCCGGGCCCGGCGGCTGGTGCGGGACAACCCCTACGCGGCCGCGATCGAGTTCAACAGCGTCACGAACATCTGCGGCGAGGAACCATTTCGATTGGAGATGAAGGTTGGCAAGTACGACGATAGCGGCAAATTCATCGAGGAGACTGAGACGAACCGCGCTATCGAGGAGTGGTGGAAGGATGCCGGCAAGCCGGAGAATTGCACCGTCACGCGCAACCTCTCGCGCTCCGAATGGTACTGGATGTGTATCGCCTCCGTCATCCGGGACGGCACCATCATCAATCGCCACCGCCGCGGTTTCCCGCTGAACAAATACGGTTACGCGATCGAGCCCATCGAGGCCGACCAGCTTGATCATTTTTTCAATCGGCCGATCGGCGCCGATGGTCACCAAATTGTCATGTCGGTGGAGCTGGATCAGTGGGGCGGCGCGGTGGCGTATTGGCTCCTCACCCGTCACCCGGGCGATGTTTATGCCTGGTCCAACAATCCGCGGTACCGGGTGCGCGTGCCGGCGGAGGATGTCATTGCCTTTTTCAATCTTCGCCTGCGCGCCGGCCAGGCGGTCGGCATGTCGGCTTTTGCGCCGATCATCCAGCGGTTGCATCGGCTCGACCAGTACGACATCGCCGAGATGACGACGGCCATCGTGTGCGCCATCAAGACCGGATTTTTCACCAAGACCAACACCACGGACGCCTATCAGGGCACACGCGAAACCGAGGAGGGCGTAAAGATCGACGAGCTGACCCCGGGCATGAACCTTGAGGAGCTGCCCGAGGGCTACGATTTCAAAGAGTTCAACCCGTTGCATCCGGTCGAGGCCTACCCCAGTTTCGTGAACCAGAACTTGCGCGCGGTCGCCCAGGGCAGCCACCTAGCGCATTCCACGGTCAGCGGCGATTATGCCGGCATGAGCTTCTCGACCGGCCGGCTGGAAAAGCAGCCGGAGCGCGACGCCGCCAAGGTCCTGCAGGAGCACATGAAGACGAACCTGGTGCATCCCCATTTCAATGTGGCGCTCAAGTATGCCATCCTCTCGGACGCACCGCAGTTCCGCGGCTTGCCGATCAACATCGGCCGCCTGGAGGAATTGCAGAACTCCGCGCACTTCCACGCCAAGCGCTGGCCCTACATCAATCCCATGCAGGATGCGCAGGCCGATATTTTGCGTATCGAGGCCGGCTTGGATTCCCGGTCCAACGTCATCGCCGAAAGCGAACGCGGCGGCGACGTGGAGCAGGTGGATTCCGAAATCGCGGCGGATCAGGCCGTGGATGAGGCTCACGAGCTGGATTTCAGCGGCGCCGATCCCACCAAGCCGACCGTGCCCACGGGCGAGCCCGGCCAGGAGAATCCCGTCCCCGATGATGTTCCGGCGCCGCCCTCCAAAACCGGCGGTAAGCAGACGATCAAAAAAAACGGTCACTCCCTTGGCCTGCTCGCCGGCCTGCGCTGAAATTGACTTTCCGGCCTTGCTGGAATGTCACAGCTCAAGCCAGTTCGCCAGAATCCCGAGACCAGCCGGCCACCGGTGGTCACGCCCGAAAAGCCGGGGCGGCTGACGCGCGCGGCGGAGAAAACTTCCCGCTTCACCCGCGAGTTTCAAATTGTTCGGGAAAAAATCGATCCCGAAAAGCGCACCGCCGAGCTATGTTTTTCTTCCGAAGAGCCCGTGGACCGCTGGGGCGAAAACGAAATCCTGTCCCACAAAAAAGGCGATTACGATTTCTCCCGGCTGAACGACAGCCATCCCCTCTTGCTCGGGCACAACGAGTACGATCCCACCACCCAAATCGGCGTTGTTGAGCCTGGCACGGCACAGGTCGGCGAAGACAAAAAGGCCCGCTGCACGGTTCGCTTCTCGAAATCCGCTTTAGGCGAGGAAATTTTCCAGGACGTCAAGGATGGCATCCGCAAGCTGGTTTCGGTGGGCTACGACCACACGGGCATTGTGTCTTCCGACACGGCCAAAGACGGCCGCAAGACGACGATTTATAAGTGGATGCCAACGCACGTGGCCATCGTTCCCGTGCCGGCCGACACCAAGGCCGGCATCGGCCGCGGCAAAAAGCGCGATGGCGAAATCCTCTGTCCGGGCTGCGGCGCCGAGTGCGACGCCGATGACGACGAGTGCCCGAATTGCAACATGAAGTTGCGCAGCAAAATTGACTTTTCGGCGCTGACAGATGCCGAAATTAAAAATTTACCACCTGAACAAAAGCAACGTATGAAAATTCTCCTCGACGCAACTCCTACCGGCGGCGGTGGTGCCATCACTGCTGAAGCCCGCGACGCCGCTGTCAAAGAGGCCCGTGACAAGGCCCGCAGCAATGAGCGCGAACGCATCAAGGGCTTGCGCGAGATCGGCGATGCCTTCAAGCGCGATTTCCGCCATCCGGATGCGCATAAGAAAATCGATGAGCTGTTGGCGGCCGCGGAGGCCGGCGAGGAATCGCCCGCCGAATTTTCCGCGCGCGTGCTCACGAAGGACGCCAAGGATTTCCAGCGCGCCGATATCAAGGTGATCGCCGATGAGGACCTGCACGAGGACATCGCGCAGTATTCTTTCGCCCGGGCCATGCGGACGGCCGTCGAGCAGAATCGGGTGGGCGCCGCGCCGACCGGTCTGGAGGGCGAGGTTCACCAGGAGCTGCTGAAGCGCTGCAAGAGCGATTTCACCCCGCAGGGCTTCCTCACGCCTTACAACCGCAAGATGCGTGTGAGCGGCAATACGCGCGTAAGCCGCCTCGGCCGCGCAGCCGGCGATTTACAGGTGGGCGTCTTCGGCCAGGGCGGCGCCCTCGTGCCGACCGAGCTGTACATGCCCTTGATCGGCCTGCTGCGCAACCTGATGGTCACCGAGCGCCTCGGCATGCGCACCATTTCCGGGTTGGAAGGCATGGTCACCTGGCCTCGCCACGTGGCCGCTTGCGCGCCTTATTTCGTTCCGGAGACGTTCCTGCTCAACGTCACCAACCCGCTGCTCGACCAGCTCGCAGCCTCGCCGCATCGGGTTGGCGTCACGGGCGCCTACTCGAAGCAGTTGATCCTCCAGGCTGCCCTGGATGTGGAAAACTGGCTGCGCGATGATCAGTTGAAGACGCACGCCGTCTTGATCGACCAGGTGTCGCTGCTGGGCTCGGGCGCCAACAATCAGCCGGTCGGCATTTTCGCCACGCCGGGCATTGGCGCCATCCAATTCGGCGGCGCGCCCACCTATCAAACGGTGGTGCACTTCAAGACCTTGCTGGCCTTGGGTAACGCCGCGGTGGCCGACATGGCGTTTGTCACCACCCCGCTGGTCGAGGAAGTCTGGCGCACGACTCCCAAGATCGGCAATCAGTTCCCGATTTTCATCTGGGAGGATGGCTCCTGGGGCGACGAGACCGCGGACGGCCGGGTCATCGGCCTGCGCGCCACGGCCACCAACCAGATCCTGAACGACCGCGTCGGCTTCGGCAATTTCGCGGATGCCAAAAAGCTGTTCTGGGGCGGCTTGGATATCGTGGTCAATCCCTACACCCGCAGCAAAGAGGCAGTCGTCGAGGTCACCACCAACTCGTGGATGGATGTCATGGTGGACCATCAGCAATCGTTCGCGTACTCCATCGACGCCGGCAGCCAATAGCCTTGATTGATCGATCAACCGCAACTTTTCAACGAACCAAAATATGAAGCTCATCCAAAAAATTCTGACTGCCGCGGCTGCGCTGGGCTGCGCGGTCGGCACCGCGCTGGCCCAGGGCAACTTCGATTATTTCGGCGGTCCCAAGACGCTCGAACTCGTGCCCCCGCAAACGCTCACGCAGTCCGGCATCACGATCCTGGCGGCCACCAACGTGGCCAACATTGCGCGTTTTCTGGGCATTGTGTCGTTGGATCTGAGTTCCATTTCCAACGCCAACCAGAATGCCTCGGGCTATTCGGCCACCAACGGCTTTACCCTGCTGACCTCGCCCACCGGCACGAATCAATGGTCGCCGATCACCAACGTCTTTTTCGCGACCACCACCACCATCATCTATTCCAACCTGGTCGGCACGGCCTACGGCAACACCAACTATAGTTGGACCTACTACACCAATACCTGGCAGGTCCCGGGCACGTTGAGCAACTTGACCGCCAGCGTCATGGGCTATTCCGGGCAGGCCACTTATCCGCCCATTCCCACCACGGGCACGGCCTCCGCCACGGCCAGCACTACTTGGACGGTGGGCTTTGACGCCGACAATGCCAGCACGTTCCTGGGGGTCGCCTGGTCGCTCTCCGGCTCCAATGCGGTGTATTCCGTCAATGGCGTCCTGCGCGGCCGCACCAAGCAGGGACAGTATTAATTTAACGCCCGCTGCCAAACCAACCGTTTAACCGTAAACCGATAAAAAAATATGGCTCTCACCAAAGTTTTGGTCATTGAAAACTGTCTCGGCGACAATGGCGAGTTTCTCGCCAAAGGCACCATCCATGAGTACGACGACGAAAAGAAAAGCGATGTGCCCGTGCTGGCCGCCCTCAAGGCCGGCGCCCGGATCGTGCCGGTGGTCAAGGAAAACCTCCTGCGCTGCAAGTCCGAGCTTGAGCGCAAGCGCCTGAAGGTGCCGGACGATGTCACCGAGGCCCTGGCTGAGATCGCCAAGGCCGAGAAAAAATAGTTTTGGGTTGGGGTTGGCACCGCGTAACACCGCCGGCGGGTCGGACTCCGCTGGCGGTGTTTTTTTGCCGAAGGTTGGACATCGCCTGACTTATGCGTTAGTCATGACATGACTTACACGTTAGACATTCGATGACTTATGCTAAGTGCAAAAAGTTATGAGTTACAATCAATGCGTGTTATCAATATGTTTAGATAAGTCATCGCATGACTTACACGTTGGACATCAAATGTCTAATTACTAAGTGTGACTTATACTTATAACTTAGTAATAACTTTTTATGTCCGTCTATGCCGATCACGCCGCGCAACTCGCCGCGCTCTACAACGAACTCGGCGGCGAAGCGCCAACCTTCGTTTGGGATGAACGGCCCTGGGCCATCCTGCCCGGGGGCGCCAAGTTCCGGCGCGTCAACGCCGTCGGCGGCCTCGAACTGAACAGCGATTTGCAGCTCACCTGCCTGGCGGCGCAGTTCGGGGGCACCCTCCCGCAGGCTGGCGACCAGATTGTTTACACCGGGCTGGCCTATACCATCATCAGCATCACGCCCGCGCCGGCCGGTTTTCAGATGCGCATCAACGCGGACCTCACCGTCCAGGGAATGTAGCCATGGCCTCCAGCTTCAGGCTTGATGTCCGCGAGTTCAAAAGCACGTTGAACCGGTACCGGCAATACTCCCGCCGGGACAATGTGGAGATCGTCAACACCAAGGCTTTTTTCATCGCCCGCCGCGCTGTGGTGGAAACCCCCAAGGCAGACTCTGCGAAAGTTCGCAAGTTCTTCGATCGCGCGACCCAACGAATCGTCGGCATGATCATCAACGCCCGCCGGGGCAAGCGTGGCGAAAAGGGGCTGTATGGCGAGGCCATGCGGGAAGCGCAAATGATGATGAAAGCGGCCCGGCTGCGTTCCGTCGCCTTCCTCAAATCCGGTTGGCTCCCGGCCATCAAGACGTTGGAGAAGCTCACCAATTACCGCCGCGGCGTGGCCCGCAGCGAGGCCGGCAGCGCCATTGGCCGCGCCCTCCAGATCGGCCAGCCCAAAGGCCACGCGGTCCCGGCCCGGGAAGGCAGCTTCTTGGCCAAGGCGGTCATCACCAACCTAGCCGACGCTCGGCGCGACACCAAGCAGGCGCTCTACAAGTTCGGCGGACCCGCCTTGCAGCGGGCCATCGATTTCGAGACCGCCTCCATGAAACAGTACATCGAGCAGAAGCAACGCCAGTCGGCGCAGCGGGCCGGCATCAAAACCAACTGACCTATGGAACACTCCGAGCTGATCGAAAACGCCTTCGTCAATTACCTGACCGGCCTGGGCCCACCCTCGCCCTGGTCGGCCGGCCTGCTAATCCTCCCGGGCGAAAACAATCTCGATAAGGATGGCGCGCGGATCGTCGCCTACGTGCCCCGCGATGGCGGCATGGGCGAGGAAGATCCACCCACCAGCGGCAATCGCTGGGCCGATCCGGTCATTGAGCTGCGCACGCCCTTTTTCCAGCGCACCCCGGCGCAGATCAAAGCCGGGGTCCCCGATCCCCTCGCGGCCCACCAGGCCAACGCCGCCGCGCTGCAAAGCGCCATTTTGTCGAACCAGTTGCCGGATCTCCTCACGGCCGCCATCGAGGGTTTCACGTGCTGGGGTGTCGCTGAGCGCCAGCCCATGCGCGAGCAGGAATCGCATTTCTGGGCCAGCGGCTGGCGTGTGCGGCTGCTCTCCTGCCCGGCATCTTTCCCGGCATAATTGACTTTTCTCCGGTGATGGAACGCAAAAATTCTATGATCAATTTTTCACGAGTCGGGCTCATTCAAGACTTGGTCGATGCGGTCAACGCTTTGCCGGAGGAAACCTCCTCGGCCGATAAGGACCTGGTCGCCCTCGCCAAACAGGTCGCCATCTCCCAGGTGCAGGCGCTCAAGACCAGCGGCGCCCATCTGAACCTCCGGGCCAACACCATCAACCAATGGCGGCAGCTCGAATGCCAGGTCTCCGGGCAGGAACTCAAGCCCAAGGCTCCCACGGCCGCGCCGGCGCCTGCGGCCGCCCCTGCGCCGGCTCCCGCCGCTGAACCCGCCGCCAAAGCCTGAATATGAGTCAGACCCTTGTCCCCAATGGCATCCCCGTAAACTTCGGGTTCAAGTCCACGTCCTCGGATTACGGCATCACGCAGACCGTCCTCACCGGTTACCTGCTGCAATCCGCCGATTACGAGACCGGCGCCGATGTCGAGGACGTGCGTGCCCTCCAGGGCGACAAGGTGTCGCGCAACTGGTACGATCTCTTCACCAAAGCCAGCCTGCGCCTGATCATTGCCGCCACCGCCAGCCGGTCCGCCGCCATCACCGCCACCACGCTTTCGCCTTTTCAGCCCGGCACCATCATCAGCATCACTGCCTGCGCCTCGCATGGCGATCTGGTCGGGACCAACTGGGAATGTCAGCCTGGCGCCAAGATTGCCGGCGACATCACCAAGTCGGCCGAGATAACCATTCCGCTCGAAAAACGCCCGGGTATTACGGCGGCCCAGTCCTGATTTCCTCCATGAACAGCGCCGCCGAATTTTGCGCGGCTTTGCCGGAGCCGCACGCCATCCTTGGTTTGCGGCTCCTGCCTTTAAGCCTCGGACGCTACCGCCTCCTCAAGCGGTTCGGCTGCCCCTTCGTCGATGATGACTTGAAAGAAATCGGTCTCAGCGAACTGACCAGCGAGCTTTTCTTTGCGCTCCTCGTCTGCGGCTTCCCGGTCGCGGAGTTCAAGGCGTTGCTGGATTCCCCCAAGCAGCTCGCCAAAGAAGCCAAGCGCTTCGGCAAGGCGGCCGGCCGCATCATCAAGCGCGATCGCTACTTCAACATCTTGGAGCATGTGGCAGCCTTCCAGCGATATCTGAACGAAGGTTCGGCCGCGCCGTGGGTCGTGCTCTCCGTCCAAGATGGCTCGGATGTCTCGATGGCGCATTGGTCCAGTTCCATCGAGGTCACGCTGCGCGCCAAGGTTGGCTGGACCCAAGCGGAAGTCGATGAGGAGCCGCTAACCAAGGCGCTGGCCGATTTCTTTCAATTTGCCGAGGGCGAGGGCATGGTGCGGCTCTACGATCCCAAAGTCTTTCAGGATATGCAGGTCGAGGCCCGGGCCAATGGCGAAGCCATGGAAAAAATCTTACAGGAGTTAGACCATGGCGCTTAAGCTCGAATCCTATATCACGCTGAACTCAGCCGGCTTCGAGCAGGGCCTGAACAAGGTTACGTCCTCGATTGCCTCCACGATCAAAAGCTACGCCCTGGGCGCCATCGGGGTCTATACGCTCCAAAAGGCATTTTCAGAAACCATTGCCACGTCAAAGGAGCTGGTCAACGAGTCCAAGCGCATGGGCGTCACCATTGAAATGCTGCAAGTGTTGCGCAAAGCCGCCGGTGGCGCTGGCGTGGAAATGGACAAACTTGCGGAGGCCATGGAGCGCGTGAATGAGTTCCGAGCCAAGGCGCTCGGGGGCGGACCAGAATCGGGGATGGCGCTACGCCAGGCTCGCCAGCTCGGCATCAGTCGACAGGACCTGACGAGTTCGAGTGCGCAGGATATTTTATTTAAGGATATCGGCGCTAAACTCAAAACGGTTAATCCCCAAGACATTGCCGGACCGTTGAAAGAAGTCGTTGGCCGCGGCTTCGGCCCGCTGATTCCAGTGCTCACGAAGGACCTCGGGGCGTTGCAGACCAAAATGGAATCCCTCGGATTAATCATTTCCACCAAGACGGCGGTGGAACTCAATGCTTTTGATGCGCAAATGAAGGGCATTACAGGGATTTTTGTAACTGCACTCGCTCCCGTCCTCGTTCAGCTCGTGGAAATGTTTCTTAGAGCCATCACCAGCGGCGGATTGCTAACCACGATTTTCGATAACATGATCGTATTTTGGGAGAAATTCGCTGGCGATCACAAGACCGACTCGTCTGGATTTACCGTCAAGGCACGCGCCGAAATGGCTAACCAGATGCGCAGTCGATTCTTCGAGGAAGTTAAAAACGCCAATAATGATTCGTCCATTAAGGCCATCGCTGGCTCGGAAGCCGGGCTTGCTCCCGGCGAGAAAGTCCCCCAGAGCGCCATCAACAACTATGCCGCCCAAACGGCCGTATCACATTTTCGTAATCAGGGAACTGATGAGCAAAAGAAAATGATCGCAGACTTCAAGGTACAATATGGCGACAAGGATTTTGCAAAACAGTTCTCAGCGTTTTTGGGCAACATCCAAGGGGAGGCCAACGAAGTGACTGTTAATGCCGTAAAAGGGTCAGACTCAGCGATTGCCGGCATTAGGGAATGGTTGGACAAATTCAAGAACCCGGATTTGGGAAAACCATTGCCGGTTAATTATGAACCGCTGGTTGGCGCCCAGGAAAAATTGAAGACGCATACTCCGGAGGATGAGCTGGTCAAGGTGGGGAATTTCTTTGGGTCATCGCGCGGCGTCATTAACAACACGCAGGCATTGCTAACCCAGCATGCCGCGCAAACGGCTATTAACACCGCCCAATGCGCCACAGCTTTGAAAACTTTGGTAAATAAAACCGGGATGGGCGGAAGCGGCCAAACTCAATGGGCGCCAAACTGATATGTCCTTACCTTCCTCCAATCCAACCTCCGTCAAAACTGGCTCCCCCTATTTGCAGATTCAACCGGCGCGCACCGGCCGCAATGAATCCGGCAACCTCACCGACGTGGTTTATGAGACCACCGACGAAGATCAAGCGTATCGGCTGGCGCTGACATATGAGGTCAATGGGATCATGTACGATTGGGAGCAGACCTTTGGCAAAAGCCGGATTACGGCGCATTATCCATGGAATTTCAAGAACAATCCGGCGAGTGAACCGCCAGTTGATAGTTGGGAGGTAATAAACCAAAAAGTCCAAAAGAGCGTTTTGGATTCATCTAACATGCTGGCCAACGCCTGCACACAGGGCGAAATTTATGTGCTCGGCTTGTTTCTCCAGAATAAGCTCGATTACATTATCGTTCTCAATACCGACACAATTGACCCGACACCCTATCCTCTGGTCGGCTCCATTGCCTATCCTGAAACGGTGGCCCCGTCGCCGTACCTCATTAATAAAAGGTTGCCTTTGTCGCTGAATAGCGCAGCCCGGACGCTGGCCAACGTGATCAACACCGGTGTGGAATCCTTCGACGTCTGGCGTCCACAATTGAAGCTCACGCGCATCATCAATGCGCGCTATCCCATTCGTGCCAGCGCCACCAATGCAGGCATGATTCTCTCCAATGCCACGCTTTATAACATCTGGCAAATTCCCAACAACGTGCTTTTCCAATTGCCAAATTTGATTGATCCCACTTCCTCCACTGGCAAGCCCGTGCTGCAATATGGCTGGTATCAGGATGGATTCCAGGTCCAGCAAATGGCGCGCCTAAAATATCAGGTGGTGGTTACATGGGAATATGGCCTATGGCCGGTGGCTCTTTATGGAACTCCAATATGATTAATTGGCCTACTCCGCCCAATGGCGCCAGCGATGTCGCGGCATTCATGCGCCGGCTGGTAGATTGCTGCAAGCGCAGCGTGCCCAAGGCTGGCGTTGGTCTGCTCTACGAAGAGCAAGCCGATGGCATAATGCTCCGCACAAACCTGCCGCCTCTGCCCCAGCCCGCGGTCTCGACGCCGACGTTCATGTTCCCATTCAAGATTTACCCGGTGACCAACGTCAGCGCCACGGCCGCCCAGATCGCGCCGTTTACGGCGCTCGGTTTGAGCATCAACGATTTCACCTTTCAGATCCGCAATGGGCTGGCCGGCTGCCGGCCATACATCAATGTGCCAGAGCTGGTGCAGGGCGATCCCATCGCGAGTCCGTTGGCCAACTCTGAATTGATCGCCCAAGCAGGTTGCACAGATTCATTGCCGGATGCTGGCACGGCTTCCAATGCCGCAGTGGATTTTTACTATCCGCAAGTCGCCAACACGGGCGCCACGGTGGTCTTGAACGACACCACGCCAACCTTGATCGCCGGCCGCGCGGCCGGATCGCTGGTGAACGTTTCCAACCAGCAGATTGCCCTCAATCCCAATCCCACCCAGGGGACCGAGATTGAAAACCCCAACCTCCGTTGCGCCGCCTTCTGGCTCGAAGTGATTGATGATGCAACTGCGGGAATTGTGGCCAACCTCTGGGGCTGCATGTTTTCGGCCGAGGCAGCCTCCACGCGCACCAATACGCCGATACCGACCGGGCCAAACATCATTACGCTGGGATACGTCGAGGTGCAAAACCCGGCCGGTGGCCCCAACCAGCCCACGGGCTATTTGGTGGAGCAGATTCAGGGCGGGAACGCCGTCAACCGATTCCCGCCGGGATTCTCCTGCATGCGCGGGCGCTGGGCGGAACTTTACGCGGCGTTGCCCGCCGGCAAGACCACGCTGAACTGGTGGCCGGGAGACATCGTCGTGAAAGACACCGCCATGGACGGCAGCGGGTTTTACACCGTCTGGCAATACATCGGGGCCACCGTGGCCACCCTGGTGGTGGGCGCAGTACCCTCGGTCGGAGTCCAATGGCAGCAGGTCGGCATCACGGATAATTGACTCCCTTGTAATTGACGAGCGCTATGGCCAATCTCAACCTCTTCATCGATACCACCAGCAACGGTCTCATTGCCGGCCTCAATGCGCCCGTGTCGGTGAATCCATCGAGCCTGCCATTCTTTTACGGGGATACGCTGGGCCTTCAAGTCTACCTGCTCAACACCACCAGCACGACCCTGGCCGGCTCCAATCCCTACACCGTCATCAACACGGCTGGCCTCCAGCTCTTCGCGTACTTGGATAATGGCTTGGCCGGCGTCAACAACGTCATCTACACGCAACAGATTTCTTGGGCGACCGACCCGACCAATTCCTATTTCTATTCCACGTTGTCACTGAATACGGCCGCGCTGCAAACCCTGCTGGGCACGGCGACCAGTGCGAACTGCTATTTGCAAATCGGCTACGTCCAGAACGGGCTGCAAACCACCGTGCTTTCCATCCCGGTTACGATCGCCGTGGGCATCCCCTCGACAAACCTCGTGGTCCCGGCCGGGCTCATCCCGTTGAGCGTGCAAGTCGCCCAGGCCATGTTCGTTCCAATTGCCGGCCAGGCGGGCAACGGTTTTTATCTCATCTCGCCCCTGGGCAAGAAGCTCCTGATTTCTGCCATCGATAATCCCGATGGCACCGCCTCCCTCCAAGCCAGCCCTGCCAACTGAACCATGAACATTTCATTCGTGCCACGTCTGTTTTTCGCCTTGGCTTTAGCCTTTAGCCTTCAGCCTTCAGCCTTGCTCTGTGCCCAGCAGATCATCACGGCGCAGGTCGCCATCACGAACTTCACAGTCAACGGTGAAACCATAACCGTCAACGGCACGCTGCGCACGTGGACGAACAATGTCACCAGCGCACAAAACCAGATCGCGACCAACAACACCATAATGGGCGCGTGGACGAATCTGTTCTACGCGTACGCCGCGGTCCCACAGTCCGGAGTGAACTTGCTCCCGCTCTCCACCAATACCGTCCAGTTCCAATCGTACGCCGGCTTGGGCCTCACCGTGTCCGTGTCCACGAACTGGGCCACCATCACCTGGTCCACGAATAGCCTGGTGCAGGCCACGGTTGTGCGCGTGCCGCTCACGGCCGTGGGTCCGGATGAACAGACCAACACGGCAAACGGACTAGTCCAATATCTGAACTATGCCGGGGGAACGATCCAGCTCAACACCAATGCCCCATCGTTCCAACAGTTCTGGTGGTGGATTACGAACGCCATCGTCTACGCCCAGCAGACAAACCAGCCATCGATTCAAACCATCTCGAACTATTTCGTTCTCTGGTCCACCAATTTCATCACGCAGTCAGCTTTGACCAACGCGGCCATTGCCAGCGCTGCCGGTACCGGCTCGAACATCACCTTGAACGGCGCCACGATTCTTAACAACACAAACCTGAGCATTTACCCGGTGGCCACCAACACCGGACTGATTCCGCTCCTTTATGGGAATACGAATCAGCCGCTGGGGACGGTATCCACCGCCAGCAGTTACGGCATCAGCTCCGCCTTCGAAGCGTTCGCCAACCAGCCGGCGAACCTTTGGTATCCCAGCACGACCAACTATACGTTTGCGCTGACCGCAAATCCCACGTGGATCTGCTATCAGTTCCCCAGCCCGACCGCCGTTTCCTCGTTCTCCAGCTTGGTCTTGAATAGCTATACCACCGCGACGCTTTCCATTCAGGGCTCACTCGATAATACCAACTGGACCACGCTTTGGACCACCTCCATGGTGTCCTCGGCCACCTGGTATACCAACCAATTCACGCCGCTTGCGACCAGCGGGACGTTTTCGTTTTACCGATTCTACACGCCCACCGCCAACAGCAGCTTGAAGTTGCAGGCTCAACTGTACGGACCCGCCGAGAACGTCCTTTATTCGACCAACCTTTTGACCATTCTCTCGACTAACGGGGTCAATGTGGTCGGTGCCTTGAATGCGTCGTCCATCGCCATCAACGGAGTCAGCCTTCCGATTTACATGGCCACCAATTCCTACCAGACCATTTATGCGTCCGGTGGCACCGGCAATGCCGCGATTTACAATAGTGCATTCACCTTGCTTGGCGGATACCCGATCTACACCAACGCGCAAGGGTGCGTGCTCTACCTGCCGGGCGTTTATGCCTATGGCGGGAACAATTACGTCAATCAATTCTATCAACTCAGCACGAACATCAGCTTCAGCGCGTTCAACGTGCCGCAGACTTTCAATTCTCAAAATCTCTTTGGCACCTACCAGCCTTATGCCGGGTCCAGCGGCACAGTGACCATCAGCACTTCCCAGCAGGGCGCCAGCGGGTCCGTTGGCATTCAGACTAATTCCTCCGGACCGCATGGGGTCTCTTTGATTTTCACGAATGGCACGTATATCGGCACCACGAACTATTGACATGAAAAAGACCGTCGCTTTCCTTCTGCTGCTTTTCACCATCAGCCTCCGGGCGCAGGTGGCCAACGTCACCTACAACCTGATCGACTTTGTCTCCACTCCGCAGAATTACGCCAGCCTGACCATCACCCCGCTGTACAACAGCGGTCTCTCGGGCGGCTCCCTGGTGGCCAGCCAAGCGCGCACCTTCCCGCTGTCGGGCACGAACTCCATCACGGTCTCCAATGTGGTCATGGGCTATTCCTATGCCGTCACGCTGAACAATTACAACTACACGAGCAAGTCATCGTGGACGAACATCTTCCCGGCCAATCTCTCGGGCAACATCGACGGCAGTGATTGGATGTTCTACAACGTCGTGCTGCCTGGTTGGGTGGTGGATGGTATTGTGACCAATGGCAGCGGAGGAACGCCGATCTTGGGCAGTACCACAGTAGTCGTCACTCCGGTCGGGGGCAGCAATCAGTTGTCCGTCTCGGCCACGGTCGTCACCAACACGTATAATCTTCGGTCTTTCGGGGCTCACGGTGACGCCACCAACGCCTGGGGCGCAATGGCCGTCTCCAACTCAACGACATTCAATGTGACCAGCGGAAATTTCACTTCCGCCGATGTCGGCAAATTCATCGGCATCAAAGGTGCGGACGTCGACCGGCGAGACTGGTGGACGGTGATCACGAATGTTTACAGCCCCACCAGCATCGCGGTATCCAATGCGGTCCCGGTGTCCTATAACCTTCCGCTGCCGGGGAACATCTCAGCAATGTCCAGCGGCTATGATCTGGTCTATGGAGCGCACGACGACTCAATGGCCATCCAGGCTTGGGTGAATCAAGTTACCAATGGCGGCGGCAAATTCTATGCTCCGCCGGGGATCTATCTCGTGTTGAATCCGCCCACCAATGCGGTAAACAGCCAGATCATGGTGCCGATCAGTCCGCTGGTGGCTGGCAATGAAGTGACGTATTTTGAAATGTTTGGTTCGTTGGGAAGCGCCCCGGGGTTTTGTTCGGGCACCCCCAGGGTCGACCTTGATCCAAATACCACCGTTTTCGTTCCGAATATCGGCACGTCGGCCAATCCAGGCCAGTGGGCTCAAGGTATGCCGTCGTCATTCTTGGAATTTCGCACGGTCGGCAGTCTGACACCCTATGGCGTGTCGCTGGGTAAGGTAGCGCTGCCGGCAAGCGGATGTTTTATTACCAACACCCTCACGTGGCCGGTCCTGCATGACTTTGCCGTTCAGGGAACTTTTGACCCCTCGGCAATCATGATCGACGAACTGGGGGCGCAAGAGGGGCGCGGGCCGAAAAACGTCATCGTCGGCACCTGGTATCTGAATAGCTACTGTCCGCTGCCTTCAAACACCAATGGCTTTGGGTTCGTGGGGCCGTGCGTTTACAGCGGCCAAGCCGGTGATTGCCGGGACCTATTTGTCGCCGGATGCTACACGGGTATTGATCCGGGTTGTACGCGAATGGATTACCCTGTCCTTTATTGCTGCAATCATGGCATTGCTTCAATGTTCACGGGTGGCGCGCCGCAGGTTAACCACATCTCGGAGGCCCAATTTACAGATTGTCCAATCTGGGTTTATGGCTCCGGCGATTCCAACTTTTACAGCGCAGCGGGCAATGCTTCGAGTCTTTTCAACCCGCAACTTTCTGTGCTGATGTACGCCCAGAACTCGGTTGGGGAATCAAATCCCAATTGGACCACGAATCCTCCTTATGCGATCTACGACCCCAGCAACCGCCTCAACACCGCCGGTTGCAGTGATATAGCTGGGTGGGTGGAATTTGCGCAGGTGGCAAATGGTCCGCAGGCACAGGTTTTGCAAGGCTCCAACCCGTCCGTGTTCCCACTCATTGACATAAGCGCGTGTGGTAGTGCTTTGGGAGGTCCGGGCACAGCACTTGCTAAATACACCCTGCAACCTCAGGTATTTGGCGGCACGGTGTGGGCCACCAATTCACTCTCCATCAGCAATGGGCTGGTGGTCAGCGGATCTTCAACATTCAACAACGGCCTCAACGTCAATGGTACTTACCTGTCACCCAACTATGGGATTAACGAGACGATGCCCAGCGGATATTATCTGGCATTTCAAAGCCTCAACTCCGGCGATCAAAACGATATCGGTTTGGGTAACAATGGAAGTGGACGCACGACCGAATGGTTCTTGCAGACCGATGATCGATACGGAGACGGAAACAGCGTTGCTGACCTATTCTTCATTCCAAAGCAGGCCGGCGGCGCGAACTATAATGCGGGTTTTGGTGGCCTCGGCGGCACGGTGATGCTTACGACCAATGGTGACGAATCGGTGCTCGGCAGCGTAAGAGCCAGCAACAACGTCGTCGCGATCGGCGGCTCCTTCTTGGGCAACGTCGGCCCGGCGACGAACGCATTGGGTGTGTCCATGAATCAGATGCTTGCCACCAATGGCAACGGCGGCGGGTTGACAAATACGACGCCCGCAACATTCGCCGCCGAACAATATGGCGTAACAACGAACAACAGCGCTTCAGCCAATGCCGCGATTTTGAATGGCCTGCTTTCAGCTTGCGGCACAAACGGCGGCGGCAACGTCACGCTTCGCACTCCGGGCATATATTATTGCAAGCCGGTGCTCGCGGTGTGGCCAAACACCACGGTAACGCTCGGTGGCGGCGTCACGCTTCTGGCAAGCGGAACCAATGAGGGCATGCTCTACAACGTCTGGTACTGCCCCACGAACAATTCCTTTTCAAGCGGCGGCACAAATTATTTCGTGGGCAACTGCACCATGGCCACGAATGTCCTGACGGTTACGTTTACCAACTCAGCGGGCATCCTGTCCACGAACGGCCTTGATCCGAATTATGTCGGTGCCGTCCTGATCGTGAACATGGGCACGAATGGCCAACCGTTCATTTGGGGAAACCAATACAACTGGCTCCCAGGTAGCTACGTCGTCACCAACGTCATCAGCAACAACCTCTACCTCAACCGGAACATTTGCTCGGGGCCTGCCACCAATATGTCTGGCTGCATCGGCTATGCCATGCTTCGTGACGCGCTCTACGATTCCTGCCCATCGACTATTTACGGCATGCCGCAGGCCACAAACAGCACCTATTGCTCCACGAACATTATCGTCCAAGGCCCCGGTAAGATCGATATGAACACGCCGGCACGAGTAAACACAATGCAGGGCTATTTTTGCTATTCGATCTGGCTTCGACAGACTGAGTTCAGTCAGATCCGCGGGGATCTGAAAATTTGGAACTGTCCGATTTACGCCACTCTCTTCGAGGATTGCGCTGATTTCATTCACCGCGACGTGTACCTCAACTCCCTGCGCGATGGCATGCACTACGCCGGCCCGGTGCGCAATGGCTTGGACGACAACATCAGCGGCACCTGCGGCGACAATATGATGGTCTATTGCCAGGGCTACGGTGGCGTGCCTTCCGCTCCGGGGACCGGCTACCCAATTGACAGCGAGCCAATGGTGGGATTTTGGGGCAACGGGTTCAACAATTCCATCATCCGGAATACGACGTCCTTTGGAGGATTCAACCCGGTGCGCCTGACTGGCAGCACAAACGCGGTCTGCCAAAACATCACAATCGATGGCGTTCATGGTTTCGTCGGGCCACAGTACGCCGGAAATATACAAACCGGCTCCGGGGTTACTGTTTTCGACGACACCGGGAATACCGGGATGAGCTATCAGAATGTGCTGGTGAAAAACGTGGATATTATCTGTGCTACGAACACCTGGGCGGTCTATTTTCAACCAAAAAACTTGGTCAATGCCGACGTGGATGGAGTGGTCATTCAGGGGCCTTACGGCGGCGTCGAGGTGAACAATACCAGCGGCAACGGCGGTGGTGGATTGATCAGCACGCACATCAGGGGAGTCAGGATGTCGCCAACCCTCTCGAACATCAGCTCCAATCATCTGATTTACGTCTCCGGCAGCTACAACATTCAGGACATCTCGATCTCGGATTGCTCACTGCCGGCGAGTGCGACGCCGACGATTCCCACCAACGGCATTGAGATCGACTTGTCCAATGCCGGCGCGATTCCAATTAACCTCTCCGGCATCACGCTGAACGATTACAACCTCTATCTCTGGATCGGCAATTCATCCGCGAACCCCTCGGTCAATCTCGCCAGCGTGTCATTATCCGGTGGCTCTACCGCGCTCCCTCTGATTTACGCCTCCGGCGGCAGTCCGACATTTAATTTCGGCGGCTCTGTCAGCTTCAACAATTGTTCGGACCGCTGCATCCGTTTCGCGAACAATCCGAATAATGGCGCCCTGACGCTGCTGGGTAGCATCAATTACGGGAACTTGAGCAGCGATCAGTCTGCCCCGAACAACAACGGCTCATATGGCACCATCCGTTGCAACGGCGGTATCCACATCTATTCGAGTAATGACGCTCCCATCAACGGCGACATCATTGGCAACGTCAATTCTGGATCTCCAATTCCATCCATCTACAACAGCAACCTTGGCCTCTGGACGTCGCTGGCCTCTCTGATCAACGGCATCAACCAGGTGCAGGTGGTGGTGACAAACACCTCCGGTCCCCATGGCTGGACCAATTATTTCAGCGGCGGCATTCTGACCAACGCCGCGCCGTGGTAAAATGAAAGCTCACGCATCCCAAACCAACATGCCCAGTCGGAACCTGGTCCGCTTCCGCATTACGATCACGACGCCAAAGGGTCAGCGTTCGGCGGTGCTCGACCGGCCCCGCATCGGCTTGGAAAAAAACAAGATCACGCTGGGACAGATCTGGCGCGGCATTAAAGCGGCCGGCCTTGTACTGTGCCTCATGCTTTCGTTGTCGGCGTTTGCAGCGCCAGCCAACACCCTGGCGAAAACGGGTATTACGCTCGACTTCACTGATCCCGCCAGCAACTACATCAGCCATTACGTGGTGTATCAGTGGGTGTCGAACTCGTCCCCAATGCGGTGGAGCTGCAAAACATCCTATACGCAGCAGGTCATCATGGAGCCGCTGACCAATGTGGGCACGCTCGGCTTCAAGGCCTTCGCGGTCGGCAAGGACGGCACCCGCTCGGGTCCCTCAACCAATCTCTGGCTGGTGCGCACCAACGCCACGTCCGCCCCCGGAGCGCCGAGCATTGCTCGGCCGGACAATTCCACGCTCAAATAATCCCCCGTCAAATAATGCTCCAAATTCTCTATGCCATCAAAGGCGCCTCGGTCTTCGGGCTTAAGGTCGTCGTGCCCTCCTGCTCGCCCCTGCTCATACAGGCTGCCGGCCTCATCGATGAAACGACGGTCGTTCCCCTCACCATCGTAGGCGCCATCGGGGGCGCCAGTTGGTATCTGAACGGCCGGCTCACCCGCATCGAGGATCAGCTTGAAAACCTCAAGGCGGACAGCCTTTCCTCGCGCCAGCATCATCAGCAGCTTTGCCCCCTCATCGGGTCCCAGATCCCGCCTGTCTTACCCAAAAACCAAAATGAAGACCCTCCAATTCATCCTCGATAACAAGAAGGCCATCTGGGCCATTGCCATGACCATTCATGCGGCGGTCGTCCACATCTATCTGCTGGTCGCCCGCGCCGGCGGCTACCGCACCCTCTGGAAGCAGTTTCAAGGACCGGAGCAGGCGGCCACCCCGCCGCCCCCGCGCGTTGACTCTGGGCCAATTGTGAAGCAAGACACGCCGGTTAATCCGGTGCCACAACCAAAATGAAAAACATGAAAAATAAACTGATCGCCTCAGTCTCCATGGTGGCCACGCTAGTCCTCCTGGCTGGCTGCACCGGAACGCAACAAATCAATCCCGGCAACTTTGCTGCCGCGCTGTCGCAGGACAATGCCAGTGATTCCTTCACCGGCGTAACGCCCTATGGTCAGCTCTCGATCAGCCGGTCCGTTCCCAATGCCACCGATATGACCCCGGTGTCTCCCCTCACATCTGCCCAGATCAGCGCCATTACGAATGATCCGATTGCCTCGATCATCTACGGCTTTGCCCACGATCCAGCCAGCATTGACGCCTCCTGGTCGGGCGCTGGCGGTGCCTTCAACTTCCACCGCGCCATGCCGCCGAACGCTCTGGGCACGAACAATGCGGTCTTGGACGTGACCAACACCGCCACGGCGGACGCGGTCGTCACCCAAACCACCACCGTCAAGACCAAGTGACATGGACGCCCCGTTCGATTCATCCATCCTGATTCCTGCCGACGTGCTCCTGTACTTCAGTCACGATCTGGCGGATGACGTGATCATGGAGAAGACGGGCGGCCCGGTCTGCCACGTCGAGCGCTACCTGGGCGCTGGCAAGTCGTGGGCGTCACGCAACGGAATTGGGGTCAATGAGTACCCGCTCCGCCTCGATGGCTTGGTCTGTGTGCGCCGGCCGCCGGCCGGAGCACTGGACCTGGCCAAGGGCATTCCCTGGCTTCAGACCGTCAAGGGCTGGCCCTACGATTGGGAAGGCCTGCTCACTTCCACCGGCCTTGTCGACCACGGCCACGAGGGCCAGATGTTCTGCTCTGAGTTCTCCCTGGCCTTTGACCGCGCCTGCGGCTATGAGCCCTTCAATCCAGCCCTCGCGGCTTGCAAGTGCTACCCTTACGACCTCTGGAAGGCCGCCTCTTACGAGACGGTGTGGAAGCTCAACAGCAATTATTGACCCACAGGTCTCTGTTGCGCTGCTGAGAGAGCAGCAGTAATGGTGGCCAATTTATTTGAGGCCTCACGGTCGCCATTATCCGCTGCCGCCGTCAGCCATTTGATCGCAAGCCCTTGATTCGTTTCACAGCCCAGCCCAGTCAGGTAATGTTCGCCGAGCGAGCATTGCGCCCAAGCCTCGCCGTTCGTTGCGAGCGTTTGCAGGCGGACGACGGCATTCGATTGAACCAAATAGTTTTTCTGCCGCTGTTCCTCGCGTTTGATCTCCATCGCGTCCGCTTTTGCTTGTTGCTCCTCAGCAATTTTTTCTCGCGCGGTCTGCTCCTGCTCTGCCTCTTCCTCCGGATTCAAGAGCGTTCCGCAATCATAAAGCTCAACCGGCGTATTCCCCCAAGTGTATATGCCATTACGCATCGCAAATGCTGTGATATATGTGTCCGAAGTTGCGCGGACGTTGCAATTCTTGATCGCCTGATATTGGCCTTCAGAGCGCCCCGCGCGAATGAACATGACGTTACCCTCAACTGACTGGACCCACCCGTGCACAAATTGACCGGTTTGCCAAAAATTGTAAATTTTCCCGTCCATGCGCCGAAAGATATGGCCGGCAAGGGCATCGGACTTTGCTTTGAACATTTGCGTCCGGGCTGCATTTTGGGCAGCAGCCGTTTCAGCCGGTGTAGGCTGCCGCGGCTGCGCCGCGCCGAAGAAATTACCGTTGGCTGTCGGTTGCGCAAATGCGCACGCGAGCGAGAGGAGTAGGAGGATTAGGATTTTCATTTTTGCTTTTTGGTTTTGGGAGGCATGATGGCAAACCATTTCTTGGCTTCCTCGGGCTTCACCACCCGCAGGTAATTCATCCGGATCACCGCGACCGAATTGCCGGACTCCTCGGCGATCCGCGGCACGTCGCCCGTCTGGGCTATCCGGTACGAAATGCCGGAGTGCCGGAAAGCGTTCCGCTTGAAAGCGACCTTCGCCCGGCTGACCACGTGCGGCAGATGCTTCGTCGACTGCTCGTAATCAAGTGCCGTCACGGGCCCGGTCTCCTTGCGGCAGGTCATCAGCCAGGAGCGCAGATTATCACTCACCGGCACCAGCCGGCGCAACTGGCCGTGCCGCTCATTCTTGCCGCCCTTGACCTCGATCCAGCTTTCACCCCGCTTGTCGCTCAACTGGATGTTCTCCCATGTCAGCCGGCACACTTCGGCGTGCCTCATCGCGCTAAACGCGCTGATGGCGATGGCGGCCAATTCATCCTTCGTACATCCTTTCAGGATGGCCTCCATTTCCTCCGGCGTGTAAATGGTGATTTCGGAATGCTTCGCCTTCGAATAATTCTGGACGCCATGGAGCCAGTCGACGTCCTTCGGCAGGTACTTGTGGAGGCAGAGCCACCGGTTGAAAAAGCCGATGACGTCCCGGTGATTCTTTTTGGTGCGGTTCCCGAGAGCCAGCCCCGCGAGGTAGCTGGATATTTGGTCCGGGGTGATGCGGTCCACCGGCTGCCCGTTGAAGTGCTCAGCCAGGCTTGTGAGGCCGGCGGCAACCCCCTTGATGCGCCACTCGCTCTTGCCGTCGGCAATGAGCTGCGCCTTCAACTTCTCGGCGCCGGCCGCGACGTTGATGGTTTCCAAGATGTCGGCATTCCGGTTAATCCACTCGCGGCAAGCTTCGATCAGGGTGGTCTTGCCGGCCAGCAGCTTGACCGCTGCGGCGTATTCGGCGGCGGCAGTGTCCACCGCCTTGCCGGTTTCCTTCAGAGCTTCGACCGCCCGCATGTAGAAGTTGCGGTCAGCTATGCTCAAATCCAAAGTGGCGGCCTGACCGTTGGAGATTTTGTCGCACGCATCATTTGCCACCGCCTTGGCTTCGACGAAAGTTGAACGCCAAACAAGCTTCTGCTTCCCATTGAGACGGTAATCGACGACGTAGTAGGTCTTGTCGCCTTTGACGGTGGGCCGGATGCGGGCCACGACGCCATTGCGTTGGATCTTCAAGGACTCGCCCTGATTCTCTTTGGCCGTCTCGTTCTCTTTCATGTCTAAATAATAGAAACGAAATAGAATTTTGTCAAGCCCTATCAAAACCCTTTAAAAAATGGTCGGGGCGGGGAGATTCGAACTCCCGACCTCTTGTACCCGAAACAAGCGCGCTAGCCAGGCTACGCTACGCCCCGAAC